AACGTACCAGCAAGAGTTATGGCTCCTGATGTCGCAGAAGATGGTGTAAATCCAGTTGTACCAGCGCTAAACGTGGTAACAGCCAAACTCGATACGCTAGACCAAGCGGCAGGAGCGGCAGAACCTGCTGATGTCAACACCTGACCCGATGTTCCAAAACCCGATGTTCCTGTAGTCGCCGCGCTTGTTCCCAAATTGGTAGACAAGCCGATAGCACCAGATGCATTAATAACGTGTGCTGATTGACCAGTAGTGCCCCACGTTAAGTAAGTTTTAAAACCATTGCCAGAACCAAGAGATACATCTCCATCGTGGCCAGAATAATATATTCCGTTATTGATGCTATAGAAGTCAGCAAAGGTACCACTGGCAGTGAATGTAGATGAATTCATACCAAACTCACCGTAATACGTTGAGTCTGTGCCTAGGTCATTGCTTAAAACATAATTGGTAGATGCGCCTGCTGTACCAGATTTGTTTTGTAATACAAATTGCAAATAAGTACCAGATACGGAAGCTCCTGATGCATGCGGTGAATTAGAAGCATTAAAACTAAGGGCAGGGGTAACGCTTGTAACCGATGTAGTCGCCATGGTAGGCGCGCTAAGAGTGTTATTGGTAGTGTCGTACTTGAAAGTAGATACCGAACCAAATGCGCTAGTACCTGCACCATAAGGAATGTATCCCGCGGTAAGCGTAGTTAAACCAGTACCGCCGTTACTTACAACCAAAGTTCCTGCCAATGTAACTGCACCAGTAGTAGCAGTGTTTGGCGTAAATCCAGTTGTACCCGCTGAAAAACTGTTAGCCGCGCTTGCTTTAGTAGCAATTGTTTGCACAACACCGCTTGAGTCTTTATAAAACAGCTTGCCGTCAGCAGTGTTAATAGCCAACTCACCCGCCAACAAATTGCCTGAAGTAGGCACGTTAGTGGTGGTGCTTGAGTAGTAGAGCTGTAGAGGTGTAAATCCTGACTGTGCCATTTGTGTTTAATCTCCGAAGCCGGGGTCAACTAACGCAGACCCGTTGTCATATCCACCATACGTTGTGTAAGGCACCACCGTCTCTGTCAGTGGCACATCTGGTCGTGGATAACGAAGCGTTATCTTCTCTGTCTGACGAGCAGGTAAACGGTATGGGTCTTTGTTGTCTGCACAACCTTGTTGACACACTTTGAGCCCGGGGAAGTTCGGATCAGGCATCGCCTCCACGATCGCGCGCTTCATCTTGCATCTATCGCAGACGAAAATCGCTATCGAAGCGTTACCTGTTGTATCCAAAAATCTTGGCATTTTTACCTTGTGTAAACTGAAATGTTCGGGCTGTAGTAAATAGGCGACTTGTCGCGCTCTTCCTGCTCAGCCATGATGAAATACTTCTCAGCTTGCGCTTCTAGGTATTGTATTTTAGCTAGATCAACTGCGGGAAGTTCTTGGCTCATTTGATGAGCTAGCATGGTTTGTATTGCTAATAACCAGCGATCTGGAATAGCCAATGAGTTGCTCAACGACCCAACGTCTTGCACTTGGCTTGAATACCAGACAGTCATCTGATAGAAAGCGCTCTGTGGTGTTGGCCACAAAGTGATCGTTGCATTAGGAATCGTGCGGTTTAACCAAAATTGAAATGGTTGGTTTGCAGTGAAATTCTTGTTGGGTAAGTTGGTGTAATCATCACGGTTCAGACGAGCCATGGTGATCTCTGTGGAGTTGACGCCCAAATACCACTCACGGATGGCCAAGGTGGTGCCACCGAAAGCCAAGATGCGGTAGTACTGGACGTTTGCCCCGGGGTCCAAGTCCTGCCATATCCACTGCCCATCCGTCACCGTAACCGCAGTCGCTGTGTATAGCGTTGTCCAGTTCACGTTGTCGCTCGATGACTGGTAGTAGTAACTCCATGTTGCTGTTCCACCACCAGCCACGTAAGGCATCAATCCAATTGATCCAATGTACTGTGGGCTGTTTGATCCGTAATCAACCACGATGTTGCCGTTAGCGCTAGTCTGCTGGCAATAAGTCGCTGTGTTGTCGTCAGCCACATTTGAGGCTGTTCCGCCTGCACTTGAGGTGTAGGTACCCGTAGGCTGTGTCATCCAGCGATAGAGGGCGTTTAAGACGTCTACGCCACCATCAGGCAGGGTGTACTCGTACTTGTTGGGTTGCAGGCCATAGACCTGCTTCTTGATGGCGAAATACTGGATACCTTGATTGATCAGATTACTCAGGACAAAGAACAACGATTGGCGAGCACTGTTTACCTGCTCAACCGTCAGTTCTTCCGCAAGTTTTCCAGCACGTCGCGCACCGTTGTCAATCAGATTTTGAACGGTGACTACTGTTTGACCTACGGTTCCGCTAGTTGACATTTATTACCTTAGAATTTTTTGTGCTTTGGATTTTTGTGTTCAGCAGTGTTTACAACGCAATCTTTCAAGTTAATTTGACCGCCTTTAGCGTATCTGCCTTTTAACAAAGAATGAATAGCTTTTGCTTCACGACCACTAATTTTTTCTCTAGAGCGATTGATTTGTTTGTCCACTGCTTCTTTGCTGTAAGAAGGAGGAGGAGCGTCAATCAACTGTTGTTTTTCTTTTGGGGACTTATTTATTTTTGCCGCAAGACTGTATTCCATGATTTTTCCTTTACCAGTTAGGACAATTCCAACGTTTCAAAGAGGCTTTTGCTCTCGGCGCATCACCTTTTGCATGCTCTACAACACCACTCATTCTCGCGCAAAACGAGTCCTTACGGGCTCCGCCTTGAGGTTGTGGAGCCTTCAAATGGCTACCAGTCTCACGGTTGTATTTTGCGCGCCCTTTAGCGGTTAATCCAGCGCCTTTTGACTCAGGAAGTTTCTCACCGCGTCCAACAGCTAATGATGGATTCTTTGCCATGACTTACCAGCAAGTCTTTTTAGCCGAGCCGCCTGATTTCATTTTGGCTGTTTTAGCCGATTGCTTAAATGCGTCAGCAGTTGGCGCACCTTTGCTACCAACTTTTCGCATTTTTTCGCCAGAGCCTTCTGCGATTCTTTCACGTTTTGCATTGATATTGGCATACAAGCCACCGCCTTTCGCTTTTTTCTGATGCATCTTTTCCATACCTTCACGGACGCCTTTTAAGAAGTCCATGCCTTGCGATTTGCTCATTGGCTTTTGTTTTGCCAAGCGCGCTTGTTCTGCACGAAGTCTGCGCTCTGCTGGATTCATAAAATCCGCCTCTATGTCTTGCTCAGTTGGTTTAGAACTTGGCTCAATAGCTTTGGGGTACTTTGCGTTGTATGCGTTGCGTTTTTGCGCGGCGTAAAAGTCCACATCGCTGTCATAGTCATGTGGATTGCTAGACATGCGTCCACCAATAGCCTTCTTGGCCGCACGCTTGGTAGCGTAGGCGATCGCTACGGCTTGCTTTTGGGGCTTGCCTGCGCCGATCTCGGCCTTAATGTTGGACTTGAAAGCCTTGTCAGATTTTGATTTGATCAGTGGCATATTGAATCCTTTAAGCTTGAGCTTCTTTCCAAGACAAACGAGCTTGAATATTAGATGCTCCAGTTACGGTAGCAACCACATACAAGACATCTGGGCCGTCTGGGTACAGACCAGCTTGTGTTGTTGGCACAGTGTTATTTACACCGCCACCTAAGATTGAATTACCCAAGTCACGCACGTTAGACAAGTCCAAGGTGTTAATACCAATAGGAACATAAGCCGCCGCCAATGATTCACCACCTGTAATCGTTGCTGTAGTTCCACTTGCTCCATTTACCGCAATTTGCGCTAAAGAAGATGTAAAGCCACCAGCAAGCTGTTGAGGTGAGATAAATGTGGCTTGAGCGCCTGTTCCAGAAAATGCGGCATTAAGACGACCATTCAACACCAAGTTAATTAAAACTTGTGATGTAGACGCAATAATTGACACTGAGTCAAGTTGCAACTGCATACGATTGATGTTTTCTTTCAATCCTAAAGTATCTGTAGTTCCGTTATCTACTGATGGGGCAA